TTTACAAAACAAGTTTTGAAAGAATTTGAAAGACCATTGACAAAGACCGATATTTCACTTATCTTCGCACATTCATAATACGTTTTATTTAATTGGTTGGAAAGCGCTGGGAAACTGGCGCTTTTTTGCGTTACAGCGCGACAAAGTTGCGATTCTCTTATATACCCTGCCAGAAAAAAAAGCGGTATTTTTTAGGGGGGGGGGGTAAAAACTTTTGTAATTTTGTCGCGCTTTGTGTCAAATTCAATGTGGGCGTGGTTTATAGGCGTTACAAAATGCGTTACAAAAATTTATTTTTGTCGCGTTGTGTTTATGAATGAAATTATTTTTTACTTTTGTCACCATGGCGCAAACGAAAGAATTTATTAATGGGATTGACCGAGTAAGCACGCGCCATTGCTGAAAGGTCGTCCCATTTTTTATGTGATATTAGAATGATTCCAAACATTTCGGTCTTCAGGTCGTTATTCAATGCAAAAGAAACACCGTTCACGATGAACGTGGTCGAAGTTTACAATCGAATCAAGAACGGTTATCCTGAACTTGTTTCGAAAATCAACCGACTTCGTGAAATGGACGAATCAACCGAAGCTTATCGTTCATTGAAAAATTCATTGCTTGCGATTATGTTCAACGGAACATTCAACCAGCGAACCGACAATGGATTGATTGAACATTCCGGGTTGTGTATCTTGGACTTCGACGACTATCCAGATGAAGAAACAATGAACCAAGACAAGCAACGGTTCAAATCATTGCCGTTCGTGTTCATGGTCTTCACTTCACCTTCGAATAAAGGACTGAAAGTTGTTGTCAAGATACCACAATCAACGAAAGAAGAACACAAGCGACGATTCAAAGCGCTTGAACTTGAATTCAATTCCGACTATTTCGACACGTCCAGTCAAAACGTTTCAAGGGTGTGTTTCGAAAGCTACGATCCCGACGCTTACATGAACGAATTTTGCGACGAATTCACAACCATTGACGAAGAACGTGGACACATATTTACTGAACGTCCACCAGTGTGTCGATTGGTGGACGAATCAAAAATAATTGAACGAATCATGAAGTTCGATTTCGGTGGTGAATTCAATTCAGGAAATCGGAACAATTATATTTTTAAGCTTTCAGCTTGTCTTTGTGAATACGGAATCACACGCGATGTTGCTGAATATCACCTTGAACAATTCGTGTCAAGTGATTTCACAAAAGCGGAACTGGTGAACACAATCAAAAGTGCTTATCGGACCGCGGACTTCAAAACAAAGTATTTCGAAGACAATGAAAAGCTAACAAAAGCAAAGCTGAAAATTCGTCAAGGAATCTCCACGAAAGACATTACTGAAGCGCTTGGACTTGACCAAGAACAAATCGATGAAATCAAAAGCGACATTGAAAACAATCAAGACGTTTTTTGGACAATCACACAATTAAAGACCGGGGAAAAGATTACAATTGAACCGAACAATTACAGCGCTTTCCTTTCGAAACATGGATTCGGTAAATACTATCCAGAACGCGCGTTGTCACCGACATTCGTTGTGGTCAATGAAAACAAGGTTCGTTTGTCTTCGGTTGAACAAATCAAAGATTTTGTTTTGAAATACCTTGAAAAGCGTGGTGAAATTTCCGTCTGGAATTATTGCTCACGTTCGACGTACCTATTTAGCGAAAATTTCTTAAACATGATTGATTCGATTGACGTCAAAATGCTTCAGGACACCAAGACCGAATCGTTCATTCCATTCAAGAACGGCGTGGTCACAATCACGAAGAAGGATGTCACGTTGAAAAGTTACATTGATGTCAACGGTTACATTTGGGAAAATCAAATCTTAAACCGCGACTTCATTCAGCTGGATGACCACAAGAATGACTTTCAAGATTTCATTTATAAGGTATCGAACCAAGACCAGACACGAAGCGAAGCGCTTGAAACGACACTTGGTTATTTAATGCACACTTACAAAGACAAGACCGAACAAAAGGCAATCATTTTCAATGACCAAGAAATCGACGACAACGCGAATGGCGGTTCAGGAAAATCATTGATGTTGACCGCGATTAATTACTTCAGGAATCTTGTCACCGTGGACGGAAAGCAATTCAATTCAATGAAGAATGACTTTGTTTACCAGCGCGTGAACCTTGACACGCAAATTCTCGCGTTCGACGACGTGAAAAAGAACTTCGACTTTGAACAATTGTTCAGCGTGGTGTCACAAGGAATCACCGTGAACCGAAAAAACAAGGACGAAATATACATTCCATTCGAAAGGTCACCGAAGATTGTGATCACAACGAATTATGTGATTGCTGGCGCTGGATCAAGTCACGACCGAAGACGTCACGAACTTGAGTTTTACCAGTATTTCAACGCGCAACATTCACCATTGAAGGAATACGGTCGTTTATTATTTGATTCGTGGTCAAAAGATGACTGGTCAAAATTTGACAACTACATGATTGCGAACGTTCAAAAATACCTGAACGAAGGATTGACGGCAACGACATCAATCAACGCGGACACGAAGCGTTTCATTCAATCAACTTGCAAGGACTTTTATGAATTCGTTCGTGAAGGAAATCTGGAACTTGACATTTATCACTACAATCAAACGAAGCTTCAGGAATTCCAAAATGAAACGAATTCATTTAAGGATTTGTCAACGCAAAAGTTCAAAAAATGGGTGAAGGAATACGCGAATCACAAAGGGTACAAATACACCGAAGGACACAACCATTCAGGTCGTTATTTTATCTTGACTGAAGGATCACCAGCGAATGAATTCACACCGAAAAACGATTGTCCATTTTAATTTTATATCTTATGAATTATTTACTTATGTTAGCTATTATTCTCACCATTTTCATTTGGTGTGTTGCGATTTATTTATTCGGTTGGTGGGGTGCGATTGGGTGTCTTGTCATCGGAATTTGTGGAACGTTGTGGATTGAAATCAAAGGACTGGAATGAAAATAACGAACGAAGATAACATGGAATTGATGTCAAGGTATCCTGACAAATACTTCGACTTAGCGATTGTTGATCCGCCGTATGGTGTTGAAGATTTAACTGGAAAAGAATTTTCACATGGTCGTGGTAAATTGAAAAACCGACAATTTAATAAAGGAAATGAAAAAATAATTATCTGGGACAAAGCACCAAAAAAAGAATACTTCAATGAATTGTTTCGTGTTTCAAAACACCAGATTATTTGGGGTGGGAATTACTTTCCTTTACCGATTTATAGATGCCCGATTGCATGGGACAAATGTCAACCTTGGGAAAATTTCAGTCAAATCGAACTGGCTTGGACTTCATTCAATAAACCAGCGTCAATTTTCAAATTTGACAACAGAACTGGTGGAAAAATTCATCCAACACAAAAACCCGTTGCACTTTACAAATGGATTCTTGACAAATACGCGAAAGAAGGTGACAAAATTCTTGACACACATCTTGGTTCAGGTTCAATTGCGATTGCGTGTCATGATTACGGCTTTGACTTGACCGCATGCGAACTTGACAAGGAATACTTTGACAAGGCAATGGAACGAATCAACAACCACAAATCACAAACAAAATTATTCTAATGAAAAAGGAAAATAAAGAACGACTTGACGCGCTGAAGCTGGCGAATGACATCGAAAGACATCCGTCTTTTCCGAAAGATTACTTCGTAAAGAAAAAGTGGGACGACAAGACCGCAAACGGATTGACCAAGGCAATCACATCGTTCATCCAGTTCAACGGATTTCAAGCTGAACGAATCAACACAATGGGTGTCGCAAGGGAAAACAAACGAACCGACGGAAAGGTCATCGGTGTGACATGGACAAAAGGAACAACCACGGCTGGTTCAGCTGACATTTCAGCGACCATTCGTGGACGTTCGGTGAAGATTGAAATCAAGGTCGGAAAAGACCGTCAAAGCGACGCACAAAAGCGATACCAAGAATCAATCGAACGCGCTGGTGGTGTGTACATGATTGCGCGTGATTTCGATTCGTTTGTGGAATGGTTCGATGAATTTGTTAAAAATCATTGACTTTTGTTTCACGAATGAAAACTTTGTTTATCTTTGGTGAAATTTAATACTTATAATTATGGCGACAACAAGAAAAACGACCGACACGGTCACACCTGAAGCACCGAAAGGATTGTTTCACAAGCTTCATTCAGCGAAGCAACACATCGGAAAGGTAGCGAAGAACGCAACGAATCCACATTTCAAGAAAAGTTACGCGGACATCAACGCGTTGCTTGAAACGGTTGAACCGATTCTTTTATCTTATGGGTTGATATTATTGCAACCAGTCAAATCGAATCTTGTCTTGACACAAATCATTGACATCGATTCTGGTGATTCGGTTGAATCATGTATGGAAATTCCGATGAACATTGTTGATCCACAAAAAATGCTTGCGTGCGTGACGTATCTTCGTCGCGGAACGCTTCAGTCATTGTTGTCACTTCAGGCAATCGACGACGACGGACACGAAGCTTCACGTCCTTCAGCAAAACCAACCATTGACGAAGAACGATTCAAGAACGCTTTGAAGGCAATCGCTGAAGGAAAGTTCACGGTTGATAAATTGAAAGCGACTTATTCGTTGACACCTGAACAAATCAATCAATTGAAATGAAAGAAATGACCGCTGAACAACGCGCAAAGTATTTGTTTGAATTGTTTGACTTCATCGAATACGATTCGAAGGTGAAGACATTCATGACAAGGAAATCATGCGCGTTGATTCTGGTCCAAGAATTAATGAAGGACATTGACATCAAATCGCGTGACTTCATTTATTGGTCAAATGTTAAACTTAACTTATTAGAATTATGAAATTTATTAAATACGTTCGAATGTGGATTGAAGATAGTGTTGAAGCTGAAGGTGGCTTCTGGTGCTACATGGGAATGGATGAAGACGGTTATTTGTGGGAATTAAACGAAAACCGTGAAAGTCATTTCGCTGACAAAGTGAATGACACCTTGGAACAATATGTTGAATGGGGATATAAAATTGAAGAATTATGAAATGGCGCGCTTCAGAAATCGGTAAACTCATGACAACGTCCCGGTCGAAAACGGATGTCTTGTCACAAACGGCGAAAAGCTATATTAATCAAATCGCGAAACAAGATTTTTATGGTTATGAATCACCGATAATTAATCGGTACTTGGACAAAGGAACGAATCAAGAACTTGAATCCATTCAGCTTTTGAACGCGGTTCGGTTCGAAGATTTCCACAAGAACGCGGTTCGGAAATCAAACGACTTCATGACTGGTGAATGTGACATTGTCACCGTGTCATCAATCATTGACATCAAAACAAGCTGGTCGCTTGACACGTTCCCGGAATTGCCTGAAGACATCGATTCAAAGGAATACGAATGGCAAGGTCGCGCGTACATGTATCTTTACGACAAACCTGAATTTGAACTTGTTTATTGCATGGTGTCAACGTGGGACGAATTCTTGACGCAATACGATGACAAAGCGCTTCACAAGGTTGACCACATTGATCCAGCGAAGCGAATCACTTCGATGTTGTTTGAACGTGACATGGAACTTGAACAACAAATGATTGAACGTTGTCAACTGGCGACGGAATACTATATTGAACGAATAACTAAATTAAACAACAAATGAAG